GAAACACGGAGGCAAAATAGATGGACCAGCATTAAGATTTGGTAACTTAGTTCACACATTAATATTAGAACCTAAAGAATACCAAAACAAGTTTGTTGTATTTAACAAAGATGATAGACCAGAGCCTACCAAGACAATGATTAGTAAATTAAATCGTGCTTGGAAGCAAAGGGTAGAGTTTGATTCTAAGAATAGTGGCAAGATATTAATTACTATGGATCAATATCTATTAGCTTTAAATTTAAGAGATAAACTTTTAAGTGTGCCAGAAGTAAGTAATATACTTAAAAACTCTAATAAGGAAGTGCCTAAGTGTTGGGTAGATTTTAACACAATGGTAGAATGTAAAGGTAAAGCGGATATAGTGGTTGATGGTGGCGATATGTTAGTAGACATTAAAACTACATCTAAACCTGTTACAGAGTTTATAAAGAGTGCGTACAGATATAATTACCATAGACAAGCTGCGTTTTATTTAGATGGATTTGGTGCAAAAGAATTTATGTTTATAGTTATAGAAACTCAAGCACCTTTCCAAGTTGGTATATTTAGATGTACTGATAACTTTATTGAGCAAGGAAGAGAGGAGTACATCTCATTATTAGAATTGTACAAAGAACCTAAGAATAAAAATATAATATTTGGAGAATTATGAAATCAAAAATAACTCAAAGAGGTAAATTAAAATTAAATAGATGTTTACCTGTAGTATGTGCATTTTTTGCTGTAACACCTAGTGATATTTTAAGTAAATCAAGGAAGAATAATATAATTGTTGCACGACACGCACTAAGATATTATTTAGCTAAAGGAGGAGAATTATTGTTTGCAGAAATAGGTTCTTTAACTAATGGAGATCATTCTAGTGTATCACATTCTATAAATAAATTTAAAGTTTTTAGTGATACTGATTATAAATACAAACAATTTTTAGCTCATATAAATGGTGACCCATTTAAGTTTGAGAATAGTATAACTAGATTAGACGAGCAATTACGAAAAACTGAAACTTATAATACTTTACCTTTAGGTGCTAAAATAGATTTCTTAAAAAACTTTATAGAACACAATGGATATTAACAGAGTAGACATTTGTCACGAAACTATTGTTGAGGACACCGTAGAATCTTTTGTAGTCTCTATAGAAGATTTAGATGGTGTAGAAGCACAAACCAGAATGCACTTAAATTACCAAGAAAATGAAAGCGATTTGGTAGATTTATGTGTATTAGAAATGGTAAATAATAATCAATTAAAAGACTTTTTTTTTAAGGTAGTTGACCTGTACTATGAACAGGATTTATAATTAATAAATAACAAAAAAATGAGTGAATTAAAATTAAGTGGTGAGATTGTTTCAGTCTCTGAAATCCAAAATGGAACTTCTAAATCTGGAAACGAATGGAAGAAGTTGGGTTTTGCTGTCACAACTGGCGGTGATTATCCTAAAACCTGTTACTTTACTGTGTTTGGTCAAGAAAAGGTAGACAACTTTATGAAGTACAATAAGGTTGGACAAAGCGTTGATGTAAATTTTAATGTTGAGTCAAGAGAGTATAATGAACGATGGTACACAGACCTAAATGCTTGGAAGGTGTTTACTATTAAAGAAGGTCAACCAGTCTCTACACCAAGTGTTGAGGATGATTTACCCTTTTAACTAATTAAATGAGGCGAGGGGAACTAGCAGTCAACTTCTTGCAATCTCTTACTGCTTATCTATTGATAACAACAAATATGAGAGCCTCTTTTTAAATAAAACTTAATGGATAAAAAGATAAAAGAAAAGGATATTTTTGAGATGGTTTTTGGATTTACTTATCCTGTAATATATCACTACAAAAATAAATATTTTAGAAAAACCTATTCACCAAAAACACCAAATCAAAATAATACTTTACACAAATAACCAAACCAAACTTATATGACTATGGCAAAAAGATTTACTGATACAACTAAATGGAACGAGGATTGGTTTCTTGACCTTTCTATTTCTAATAAATTATTTTGGATTTACATTTGTGACAATGTAGATCACGCAGGTATATTTAAACCAAACAAAAGAATGTTTGAGTTGCTTGTTGGAGATAAGATAAATATAAAAGACTTTTTAAGTGCAGTTAATAGTGAAAAAGAAAGAATTAAAATATTAGAAAACGGTAGATGGTATTTGACTAAATTTATTGAGTTTCAATATGGCTCAAAATTAAATCCTAACAACAGAGTACACAAGTCTATAATAAAATTGCTTGACACTAACAATGTTGATTATAGTATAGATGATGAATACAAAATGGATAATAGTAATGAGGGTGTAGGCACTTTATCACAACCTAATGATATTACTGAAGTCCAAAGCTATTTTATTGAAAAGTTAAGCACTAGAAAAGAAGGAGAACGGTTCTACTATTTCTATGAAAGTAAAGGTTGGAAGGTAGGTAATGTAAAAATGAAGAACTGGAAAATGGCAGCTTCAGGATGGATAGCAAGAAATACAAAAGATTTACCTGATGCAAGTTATTTAGACAACCAACTTAAAAATATGCGATAAGATGGCTATATCTTGCAAAGTAGAACCTGAGTTAGATGTAATTAATTATTGTCTTGACAAGTACAAGAACGGTTATACTAAAGGTTTAAGTACAGGCATTACACCTTTAGATAGACACTATACTTTTAGAAAAGGCGAGTTAACTATAATGACAGGGTTTGCCAACATAGGTAAAACAACTACACAGCTTTTTCTTATGATAATGGCATCCAAATTATATGGTTGGAAGTGGTTGATGTATTGCCCTGAGAATGAACCTGTAGGTGATTTAATGATTGACATTGCTGAGATGTATTGTGGCAAGACAGCCGATAAGGATTTTAGCGATAGAATAAATAACTACGAGTTTATGCAAGCTATTTCTTGGGCTTACGAACACTTTACTGTGTTAATCTTTAGTGAAACACCTACTGTAGAAATTTTGTTAGATGCGTGTGAGATTTATATTAAGAACAATAAAATAGATGGAGTTTCTTTAGACCCTCTTAATGACTTACGAGCAACATCTAATAGAAATAAATACGATTACTACTATGATGCTTTAAGCAACATAAGAAGGTTTGTAAAGAGGCACAACATAGCATTTTATTTAGTTGTACATCCAGGTACTGCGGCTAATAGATTGAGAGATGATCAAGGAAATCGTGTAGCCCCTAATATGAGTGATGTTGAATATGGATCTATGTTTGGAAATCGAGCCGACAATTTTATTGTTTTTCACCGTAACCCACAGAGTGAGCAATGGAATCAAACAGAAATACACATACAAAAGGTAAAGTTTCAGAAGTTAGTAGGTGTACCGACACCAGAGGCTAGGCCTATTTGTTTGTTTTATTCCTACAAAAAGCGTAGATTCAGGTACTTAAATGAAAATGGTTCTGAAGTAGACCCCATACAAGAAACTATAAAGAAAACTCCAACTAACGAAATGTTTTAGATATGAATATTTTGGTAGCTTGTGAGGAAAGTCAAGCGGTAACTATAGAATTAAGAAAGTTAGGTCACATTGCATTTAGTTGTGATATACTTGATTGTAGTGGTGAACATCCTGAATGGCATTTTAAAGATGATGTGTTAGAAATTATGAATGGTTGGTTTGATTCAAATGATGTAACTATAAATAACAATTTTGATTTAAAATTTGATGTTTGGTCTGATAAACACGAATATTTATATAAAGATCATAAAATAAAACAAATTGGTTGGGAATGGGATATGATGATTGCATTTCCACCTTGCACACATTTAGCTACAAGTGGAGCAAGACACTTTGCGAAGAAGATAGCAGATGGTAGACAACAACAAGGTATTGATTTTTTTATGTCGTTAATAAATGCACCTATAGAAAGAATTGCTGTAGAGAATCCTATTGGAATTATGAGTACAAAGTATAAAAAACCCGATCAAATAATACAACCGTGGCAATTTGGTGATAAAGCACAAAAGTCTACTTGCTTATGGTTAAAGAATTTATCAAAATTAGTTCCAACAGAAGTGGTTGATAAAGGAGAGTTTTTTGAGTTTACATCTAAGAAAGGTGTCAAAAAAAGACAACCAAAATGGTACTTTGATGCACTAAAAATAGCTAAAACACCACAACAAAGAAGTAGTTTAAGAAGTAAAACATTTATGGGTATAGCTAAAGCAATGTCTAGTCAATGGACAATAGACCCTAATCAATTAGAATTATTTTAAGTGAGTAAGCTACTTGAACGCTGCATTTGTAGAGAAATCTACATCTTTTGCTATAGTGGGGGAGAGGCAAATTCTTGGTCGTTGGCGACTCTCCCCTCTATTTTTAATTAATTAAATTAAAGTGAATCAAAAAGAATTAGATTTATTAGAAAGATTTGCTAAGAAGTATTCTATAGATTATAAGCCTACTAAAGATAAAATGGCTTCTTGGGATTTTATATATAATGATGACGATAAAAAGTACTATTGTGAAATGAAGCAAAGAAATTTTACTTTAGATTTTGCAAAAGTTGCATATCCTGGTGGTTTAATTCTTGAAATGCATAAGTACGAAAGAATATTAAGAAGAACTAAAAACGAAAAAGGATCACAAGGATTATACTTTAACTTTTTTAAAGATAACACAGCTTTAGTGTTTAATCTTAACAAATTAAGAATAAAAAAGTGGAGTTGGAAAACTATGCCAGAATCTACAGAATTTAACAGGAAAAAATTTGTATATAAATATGTAACTTTTATTGACTATAATGTCGGGAAAATGTTTTATATTTGATAACTTTTGTGTTTGTAGCATATAAGTTTTGGTTAATAAAGAGAGAGTGTCCTTGAGGGGATGCTCTTTTTTTGTACATTAGTATTATTATGACAAAGTATAAGTGTAAGAAGTGTAATAAGGAGATGGAGTTGTTAATTCACACAATAATTATTATTGATGAAGAAGTTGTTTGCAACGAGGCTCAATGCTGTGGTGAGTATATGGAATCAATTAGAGTAAAGAGCAAAGGGTTTGGAGGCATTATAAAGCGTCCTAATGGTTCTGTAAGCGGTAAGTTTTAGTTACTCGTTAATCCACTCTACAGGGATATATTTGTTAGCCCATTTGACATTGTTTTTGTCACACCACATAGTATAGGTTGTTTTACTTGTTTTGCTTAATCTATTTTTAGGTCTCATAAAGACCATTCTAATATCTAAGTCTGGATGTTGGTTTATCACAAGTAACATCTTCTTTCTATCCTTTGCAGTAAACCTACCTTTTAGTTCAATAATGATTCCGTTTGGTAATATAACATCAGGAATATATTTTCGTTGTTCGGTAACTTGATAGTGAAGATTAATTGTTTCATAGTCAAATGGTATTTTAGCCTTATCCAATCGGCCACATACATCCTCCTCATATTTACTTCTGTATCTATTTGGGGTTATTCTCATCGTGTGTCTTTTTATTGTGATGTGGATGACATAAGCCTTGTAGATTTCTTTGGTCTAAAGAAGCACCACCCATTTTAATAGGTACAATATGATCAACTACATCTGCTTGAGTGACTATATCATCTTTAAGACAATGAACACAAAGAGGATTGTTGTTTAAGACAAACTTACGCAACTTTTTCCAAGCCGATTTTTGATAGAATGATGTATCACCACCCCAAGACTGGTTCTTTTCTTTCTTAGTTCTGTTGTCTCTAGGTTTAGGTAGGTA